CTTCTGCGTCAATCCAAGTCCAGTTTTTAAAGTGAGTAAAAGCAACATCTGATATTGCGTTGGCTTGGATTGTTTTGCATGATCCCCATGCATAGACTGGCTTGTTGAACCCAAACGCCATGCCGATTTCGACAAGTGCGCCTCGCTGTTCTTCGTCATCAGCAAATGAGTATAACATGAGGAAGTCGCTGTCTCTAACATCTTCATAACAAAATCTCCATAATTCGTCTTTATGATTTGTAACGATATCGCTGTCTTGTTCAAGGTCAATCCAACGAGCTTTAACAGGCATTCCGAGAACATCTCTCATGTATTGGAATTTTTTGTTGTGCCAAACTTTGCCTGCTGTGTAAAATGTAGTCATCTTTTAATCTCCATTAATTATCTTATATATAATATATAGTGCATATTGTGATAGATTGCAACCCTTTAGAGTGAATAAATTTTGCTTTTTTCGTGTTATTTGTAGAAAATTTTTTCGCCTTTTATTCAATGAAATCAATAGCTTAGGCGATCGCGGGCCCCCCGGCCGCTAAGTCATTGTATTCATTGGCTTTTTTGCCTTTTTGCGATTATAGCGTTTTTTTGATGTAACAACCTGAGCGCGAAAACGGGGCAACGCTTTCGCTATTGGATTGTGCGTTGCCCCTCGCCTCATGCTACGCGCCTTTGAAATGCGCGATTAGCATTGAGATTGACGCTTTTGTTGCGCCCATCAAGCCATCAACCTCGAATGGGGCAATCTCGTCCAATTCGAGCAACAGCTCTTTTTTGGTCGGCTCGTCATTTTTGCGAGCCTTCGGCTTTTCAACCGCAACATAAACGCCCTCACGGACTAGCTTTGAGCGAACCGAACGGACAGACTTTTCGATTGCGTCTGCAATCGCTTCAACTGAAGTGCCTGACTGATAGTCCTCAACAATTTTAGCTGTGAGTTCTGGTGAGTAATTTTGTGCTTTTGCCATGTGTCAATCTCCTATTGGCTTGTTGATTATGTATCTATTCTATCAGATTGTGCAGAAGAAGTAAAGCCTTTATTTTTATTGAATGAAATCAATAACTTAGCGAGTATCCAAATTCCGCATCGTGGAACGTCGTTTTTAGGTGTGTCGCAGTCGCATTTAGAACATTCGGATCAGAAAAAACTGAATAAAATCAATGGCTTACGGGTCGCCGGCCCTCGGGTCGCTAACCCTTTGAAATCAAAGGGTTTTTACGACATTATCAAGTATCGTATCGCGTCCGCGTTGTTTATTATCCATGTCAATAATCATCCAATCATCAAGCGAAAACATGATATTCTTTTTTAGTGTTAGCGCATCAAAATTTTCAACCGCCTTGGCATCGTTTGGGCTATGCTTCCAGTATCTCAAAGGGTCATTTTCTCTGCGCTGTAAAAGTTCACGCTGTTTGATTTCATCGATTGATAGCCAAAGTTTAACAATCTGCAAATCAAGCTGTGAATCTTCCCAAGCGTTCACCCCATCGATAAAGTTTAAATATTGCTTATTGGAACACCAACCCATGACAGGCTGAAGCAAAGCGCGAGAATACCAAGACCGATCATAAATCACAATCTCGCCATGATTAGGAAGTAGTTTTTGCCATTCGCTAAACCAGTTACGCATCATCTTTTTTGAGGGCATAAAAGACGGCTGGACACGATAGGTATAAGGGGGCAAAAATCGCGTTAGTTCTCGAACAGTTCCAGATTTGCCTGCCCCGTCTCGACCTTCAAGAATGATTGCGACACGTTCACCATTAGCATGGACGCGCTCGGCTATTTCATTAAGTTTAATATAGTTTTCTAAATTATCCATATTAAAAACCTCCATTTAATAAAAACCAGATTGAACCGCTTAGAATGATTGTATCAGTTGCGACGGAATAAAGCAAGTATAAACCAATTAAAAGTTTTTTAAGCATTTTGAAACCTCCTAGCAATCAGGGTCAAAATCGTGCCATTCTTGTAGCGCATCTGGTTGCCCGTCCCAATCATCAACACGCTCCTCGGCAAGTTCAAGCTGTCTATCTTCGCACCATGAGCGAAGTTCTGGGACAATATCGCTTACCGCGTGTAGGTGGTTGATGAGCCGATCTAGCTCATCCTCCCCAAGGTTTAAAAGTTCGTTGAACAAAATATCTTTATGTAATGCCATTTTTTTAGCTCCTTGCTATGTCTGAAAATGCAACCGCGAATTTTTCCCAAATACGAGAGTCAAAATCTTTTGGATTGCGAACAATTTTAAATTTCTTTTTGCGCTTTAGAGTGCGAACCAAAATTTGCGCTTCAATCGTGGTATCCTCAAACGCGGTATGAGCCTCAACAAAATCTGCTTGTTGTGATTCAAAACGATAAACATTTTCTGCGCTTGTGGATAAAAATTTGCCTGATGCGGTACGCGGTGCGCTATAGCTTTTGGGTGCAGAGTTTGCCCAATTTCCCCAAATGTCGGCAAGTTCCACGCTATGACGAAGAAACGGCTTGCCTGTCATTTTTTGAGAAGTTGAACCCAACACTCGGCAATCAAAACTTGCATTATAAGCGCAAAGAATAACGCGCATATTTTGAGAGATTAAGTGCTGAATGTGCAAATTGAACAATCTGCGACCAACATCGAAAGTTGTCACCTTGTGGTGATTCTTACGCTGACCGCGTGCATAGTTGCCAATCTTGTGAACATAGTAGGGCTTCTCGCGAGTAAGAACATCGAGAAAATTTAAATCGCCTTTGCCCAAAACATTTCCGCGCTTGTCAATAGTAGTCCAGCCAAAATCAAAAACCAGTCCATTGTGTGCGCTTGTCTCGGTATCCATGACGATGAAAGCATTTTTGCGAAACATGATATAAACTCCTTGTATAGCTTCAAGTATAGTTATACGCGCTTTTTCTATCAATGTAAAGCATTAAATTGCATTTTATTATCTTTTTTTCGTGAGTGTGACATTTATGCAACACGCACGTATTAGGTGTATAGCCCAGCGCATTTTCAACCATAGGTTGTGCCCAAGCGGCGCCGAGATCTAAAAAAGTGAATAAAATCAATGGGTTACGGCGCGGGGACCGCCGGTCGCTAAGTAATTGAAATCATTAGGGATTATGCGAACATAATCCCTGAGATTCCAGCCATAAACGCGATTGCGTTTGTAGCTAGTAGATATATATCACGCCTGATTAGGGCGTAACCGATCCAGACTGTAGCGGCTACCATAGCAACAACCAAAACTTGTTGTGATGTAAAATTATGTGAGAGCAACCCAAGCTGTAGAATGATTAGAGCTGAACCCATTAAACCTAAAAGATGCGTCATTAATATGTTTCCTCTGTGATATGAGCCGCAACAAAACTAACAAGTGATAGTGTCGCGCAAGCAAGTGAGACGAATGTGAACCAATTTGAAATGCCTAGAGGTAAATAAGACAACGCGCCAAGCCCTAGCCAAATAAAAACAAATAGTGAAGAAATTAATTTGATTTGTAACATTTTTTATCCTATCAGTAGAGAGATTAAGCCAAAGTTGAAAATAGCAATTCCAACCGCGATTGTGAACATTTTAAAAAGTAAAAATAGATTATTCATTATGCAACCCTTTCTGCAATTTTTTCTGGATTAATAACAGCAACGCCAATTTTTCTGAGTGATGAACGAACGCTTGGAGCATCATCAAACATTACCTTGTTAGCATTTTTAAACTGTTTAAGGTTGAAAAGTTGCTGTAACTGTTTTGCTTTTAACTCACCATCAGGTGTGTTGTTACCGATAGGACGAGATATAATCTTGTGAGGATTAATGCCATTATCCATTAGAAACTCAAAATCTGCATCTGTCATATTACGAGCTGTGCAAACTAAAACATAATCGCCACGCTTAGAACGCTTGTTGATTTGCTGTGCTAATGGCAAAACGCTATCACCAAAAATCTTTTCAGGTGTAGAATTTTGTAACCAGTTAGCAATATCAAGAGTTCCGTCTGGCTTGGTAACTTGTCGGTGAGTGCTGTCGATAACAGTTCCGTCAAGGTCGAAGATGGTAATATTTTTAATCATGTTTAAAGTTCCTTTCATAATATAGTTATACGCGAATAATCAGGTAATGTAAAGCATAAAATGCGTTATTTGCCGCATTGTGGAAAGAAAAGAATTCAATTAAATCAATGGGTTAGGTGACTTGCAAAACTTTTTTTGATCTAAAAAACTGAATAAAATCAATGACTTAGCCGCGCGGGGGCCGAGCCGGCGCGTTCACGTTTTGTTCTCATTAGAACAAAAAAATAAGAGGCTTTCGCCTCTTATCTTGGAAGGATTTTTTTACCACGTTTCGAGCGTTTAATACCTGCTTTTACGTCTCGAATTGTTGCCTTGAAAACTTGTTGATTTTCAAATACCACGCGGTCAAATTCTGATTTGCTATCAATATTTAATGGCTTGCGAATTTTTAGGCTTGGCATGGATACCTTGCCTTTTGAGATATTGCAAGTAACACATAGGCATTGCCCATTTTCTAGGATATCTGCACCGCCTAGGGCTTGCGCTTGGATATGGTCTGCGTGCAATCCAAATCCATATTCGTTGCTATATCCGCAAGCGCGACAAGTGTGATTATCGCGGTTGAAAATTGCTTGTCTTGTTGTCTCGGTGAATCCCATCTTGAAAATCCTTAAAAAGAGTTAAAGCTTATAATAAACAGTATCATAGCTTGCATAGTAATGTAAACCCCTAAATGTAATTAATTTGCATTTATTTTCCGTATCGTGAAAAGCTATAGGGGCGGTTATGAGGACTTGACCGCTTGCCGATACGCTGCGCACCTCTACAGAGCCTCGACCAGGAAATTTCTGAAAATACAGGACTATTCTTGACATCCCTTAAAGGAAGATCTATACTGTGTTTACAGACTTATATTCAAAATTACTTTTGTTTTGAGTCTTAAAAAATTTTATATGGGAAAAAATGGAAAAATATAAGTACGGACCTTTAGTATATATTACTGTAAATGACACAGATGAAGATGGTAACTTTTATTGGGGCGGTAATCCTCCTGTTGGTTATGATGAGATGGGCATACCAATTGATAAAAATGGACATCAATGCTTATCTGTAGAGTCTCCTCTACACCCAAACTACGAACCTACTGACGCACAATTTAATACTACACTAAATGATAACATCCCTTCTCTTGAGGAGGTAAGAAATTGGTTTGATGAATTATTTTTAATAACTTCTGAAGATCAGATTAAAAAATATATTCTTAGATGGTATTCACTTAAACGTGCTTCTCGCAAATCCCAGAATTATAGAAATCTTTTAGCAGAACGTCTTTCTGTTAGCGAAATGATAGACCGTATATGGCCAGACGAACCGACATCTTAAATTATTTAGTCACTTTACTTCGCGGCATTAGATCTCGCGACTTAAATAGCGCTAACGCTGTTGCTCAAGTAACTGACGGAGTAGTCACCGATGCTACTTTAGATTTTAGCGGTCTTTTTTATGACTCAGCTACAGTAAGTTTTGAAGACCCTGGAAAAGTTCAAGCCAATGCAATAGCCGTGTTAAGTGGTGATTCAGTTTCTTCAGTCACAGTTGATCAACCTGGAGGTATATATCAGCGTTTAATACAAATGCTTACTCAGCTTGGTGGATTAATACTCACTCAATCAGGCGACTCTTTAGCTGCTCAACAAGAAGATATACCTACAGTGATTTTTTCTGCGCCTGAAGGTGTAGGGGGAGTTACTGCACAAGGATTTGCAACAGTCAACTCAGGCTTCTCGATTACATCGATTACTGTTACAGATGGTGGGCGTGGATATACTGAGCCACCAAGCATCACTATTCGTGAACCTGATCGTGCGCTTGATCCTGCAACAGGTACTGTGCGCATCAAGCGCGGAGTTGTAGACTCTATCGATGTTAGTTTCGGCTCACAACAGTATTTATTCACTCCAAATATCGCCATCTCACCGTCAAGTGTGATTTTTAACACTCAAACGGCTCAAGTGTTTAGACAGCAACGATTTCTAGATGAGATCAATGATTTTCCAACAATCACGCTAAGTGGAACACCACGTGAAGATGTATTGCAAACTGAGTCTGGACAACGAACACGTTCTATGACACAATCTGTTAGAGGTTATGTAAACACTGGACATGAACTTGACTCACTCTACGAGTCAGAGAACTTAGCTCGTGACATTGAAACTGTGATTGATCGGTTTTCAGACATGAGTTCTAATCTAGGAGTGGAACGTGCGCAGGTCAGAGCATTTAACACTGACGAAGGTCTACTCACTCCTTATGGAATTTGTGAGCTTGAGGTAGAAATATTATACAATGAGGAGATATAAATGCCGACAAGACGCACACAGATTATTGACGCTCTTCGTGATCACTTAGTTGCAAATACTGATGTGGCAGACGGCAACTGTCAACGATTTTGGGTATATCTACACGAAATAAACGACTTTCCGTTTATTGCATTTTTACCACGTAGCGAGTCTAGACAGCATCTTAGCGCTAATCGCAAACTTGCGATCATTACAGTGTTAATTCGTGGATACACCTATGACGGAGATAGTCCAATAGTCTCTGCGGAAGACTTTGGGTTTCAGATAGAGCGCGCAGTTGATTCGTTCTCACGAAGTCAAACAGCGTTAAGTTTTAGCGTACATGAAGCACGTGTAGTTCAGTTTCGTACAGATGAAGGATTATTCAAGCCCTATGCGATTGCAGACGTAGAGGCAGAAATTTTATATGAGGTAAGCAATGACATCTAATAATATAACAACAAGTGTAGACGCACTCAATCGCACACTAGAAGCGCCAGCGCTAGACCCTGTAGTACTGGCGCTCGCTAACGATTACCTATCAGGTAAAGGTGTAGGCGAAATCGCTGAAGAGTATGGTATCTCCGAAGATCGAGTGACTGCAGTGATTGAAAAGAAAGAGGTAAAGAACTATATTGATTCAGTCTTTGCCACGCAAGGATATCTTAATCGTGTTAAGCGCATCAATTTAATCAATCAGGTGATAGATCAAAAAATACAAGAAGCAGTAGAGACAGGCATCTACTCTAAAAAAGATTTACTCGACTGGATGAAGCATTTACAAGAGGTAGAAACGTCTCTAAAACCAAAGCAGAGTGGTCCTGCTGTAGCAGTTCAAATTAACAACTATGATAAACTAATGAAAGATTTAATGGATTGATTCTTGTAGCTGGAGATTCTTATTCAGACTCTTCTTACTCTAATCAGACTTGCAGAAGGGGAAACAGTGAACCGTACTCGTGGGTCAACTTGCTATCTCAACATTATAGCATTCGCTGTGCAGCTCAAACAGGATGCTCAAATTATGATATAGTTTCGCAAATTAGCAGACGCAAAGACTACAATTTTTTAATTGTGAATGTATCTGCAGTTACTCGAACAGCATGGAACGCCCCTTACCCTACTAAAAATAGCACGCTTTCAGAGGTTGAAGCAAATTTAAAAATAGCAAGCACCTTAGGTAAAAGAAGCGATACACTCTGTTGGACGCCTTTTCCTGGATATGAAGGATGCTCTGGAGTTCATTTTATTCCTCTCGAGCACCATAATGAAATGTATAATCGCAGCGTCGAGACAAGATGTACACAAAATCATATGGACCGGGAGGGGCATATGATTTTATACGAGTGGATGTTAAAGCATTTAAAATCAAAAGGATATATCAATGAATAATAAATTTTCTATTGGAGTGGTTGTTGCAATTGTGCTTCAAGTCTCCGCATTTGTTTGGTGGACAGCTCAACAAGCACAAACTATTGAACAACTCAATACACAAGTGAGTGAACTCACATCGCGCATGGCAATTGAAGATAGTATCAACTTACGTAACAGCATTGAACGTATAGACGAACTCGTCTTAGATCATGATGCGTATCTTGATGAAATCTACTATGTCATCAACGATTTAGTTGAGTTTGCCCGATTCACTGAAAATCGTTGGGCAGACGTCTATGGCACTAACGACACCTATGAGCGTAAATTTGGAACTAAATGAAAATTGGAATAATACAAGCTCTTGATTTGAGCAATGTTTCAGACTATCAACGTAAGTATTTTTGGCAACCATGTATGCAGAGTGTGCGCGATTGGGCAGAGCGATGGGGATATGGTTATCATTTTTATGACTCTCCTGTCTTACCTGAAGCACGAAGTGCTTTAAACGTTAAGTGGAGACATCAAGATAAAGTACGAGAGAATCAATTTAATAAGTTTGCCTGGATGCGAGATCAAGTAGATAACTATGATACGCTTTGTTGGATAGACTCGGATATATACGTATGGGGTACTCCAAGAAACATTTTTCATGATTGTTTAGATAAGTTTTACGCTCTTTATTATAGAAGAGTGTTAAACGATAAACTCTCATGGAAACGAGTAACTTTATCAATGTTTTGGGCTTCGTGCTCTTTGATTGTAGAAACTGCTGACTGGATGGATACAATGATACACAATCCAAATCAGAGAGGTGCATACTATACAACTTTTTTAATGTGTTGTCAGAAGCTTAACATAGATTTTACAGAAGAAATAGCTTTTAGTGCTTGGTATTATGAAAACAAAGATCGCTGTTATTTGCATGATGTATCTTCTGGCAGTAACGAATGGTATGTTGTTCCAAAAGACTATGGCTATGTTTCACATAAAGATAGCTTTAATCATTTAACTGGTAAGGATAAACTTAGAGATAAACAACGCTTTGATGCTTATCGAGCATATTTAGCCTATGAAGAAGGAAGAAATATATGGATAAAATGATGAAAGAATGGATACAACTGATTCAGTATCACGATTCAATGCGTACATGCTGGGCAGAGAGACAAAAAAATGCGTCGGCGCTTCGCGCAAAGTATCAACGAGATGAATGACACCGCCCGATTCGACTCATATATCACACATGTAGAATTAAGTTTTACAGATGTATGCAACTATGAATGCTCGTTTTGTCCTCAGTCAACTCACTTCAACTCTAAAAATATTATGAGTGAGCGCACGCTTCAACGTGCACTAGATCATGTGCTAGAGTTTGATCATTTTGTACACATCTATGTTAGTGGTCGTGGAGAACCAACGCTACACCCTGAGTTTGAGCACTTTATTAAAACGATATATGATCGTATAAAAAATACTCCACATTCTCTTAAGATGTTTACAAACGGTGCGAGACTACGAGAGGTTGCGTATTTGATACCGTGCTTTGATCGATTGTATTTAAACATCTATGATGAGACGCCTGAAGAAAAACGAGATGCCCTAGTTCGCGCTTTTCAATTTTTTTATAATGTTAATATTGAGTTTAAGCTTACTTCAATTCCTGAGTTCTATGGTTATAGGAGAGAGTTTAGTAAACGATTCCCAATAAAAAGACTATTTTCAAACCGTGCAGGCTCTGTGCACTCAGAAAAAACTTCTGATCGCTTTGTTCCAGATGCTCAGTATGCTTCTACTTGTGCTAGGCCGTTTTTCTCAATATTTGTTGAAGCTACTGGAGACTACTCCTTGTGCCACGATGATTGGAAGCACAGTTTAAGCTTGCCTAGTGTGCACAGCACAAGTATGATAGACTATGTAAATAAAGACCCGCAATTTTTACGCATAGCTAATAACTTGTTACATGGACGCAGAGACTATTCTCCCTGCAATCGCTGTAACCGTAAGCTTGAGTGGATTCACTATTTTACTCCAGAAAAACTTCAATCTTTGAAAAAGGCTTACATAGATGTATGAGTATATGCATTCAGTAGAACTTTCTCTCACTGATTTGTGTAATATGCAGTGTGTATTTTGTCCTCATTCTACTACTTTTGCTAATAAAGCAAACTACATGAGTATAGAAACGCTACAGTGCTCATTAGATCACATATTATCGCTCGACCAATCAATTCAAATAACTTTAAATGGGCGAGGAGAGCCTACTCTTCATCCTGAGTTTGAAAGTTTAGTTGAGTTGTTATCTTCAAGAATTGCGTCTACAAATCATACTTTGAGCATGGGTACAAATGGTGCTCGACTTAGTAAATACTCACACTTAATTAGCATGTTTTCCCGTATTAACTTAAATATATATGATGAGCATTCTGTTTCAGAAATAAAAAATCTTTTAAACACATACTCAACTTACTCTAATATTCGCATATTACTAAAGAGAACTGATGTAAAAAAGAAAATGATATTAAACAGAGCACAGTCCTCTTTTTTTATAAAAAACTTTTCAAACCGTGCTGGATCTGTAAACCACGCTACAACATGTACACCTTTTAAGGCTCATCAAACTTACGGCAGTGCTTGTCATAAACCTTTTACTTCTGCCTACATTGAATATAATGGAGAATATAGTTTGTGCTGTGATGATTGGAGTCGTAGCTTAAAACTTGGAAACGTGCATAAACAATCTATTAAAGAGTTATACACAAAAAATAATACTTTTAGAGATATTGCTATTGACCTACTTCATGGTAAACGAGAACAATATCCTTGCAAAAATTGTAATCGTAAGTTAAGATGGTATGATGAATTTAGTGAAACTCACTTTGAAGCACTACAACGTGAGTATTTATAGGAGACAGAGATGAGTAAACAACCACGTGATGATGGTAATGAACCGATTCCAGTGCTTGCACTACGACCTGGAGGAGGTCAACAGATTGCAATTAGTGCATCTTCAAACCGTTCTAGTGAGATATCTGCCTCAGTTCGAGTTGTAACTCTATTCAGCACTGTTGATGCTTTTATTGAAGTTGGTGACAACACAGTGGAGGCTAACTCGTCTACTTCACATTTTTTACCTGCGCAAATTCCTTATGATATTTCACTCGGTGCTGAGACACGTTCTTCAGATAATTCAAGATTTGTAGCAGTGATTCAGTCTGCATCTTCAGGAACACTTCATTTAAGTGAGCGTGACTAATGTCGTCAATTTCAGCGGGTCGTCTCGCGCTGCGACTATCCACTGTAAAACGTGCTTTTGCGATTATAGCTCCAGAAGCGCAAGTTGGCATCGCAGATCTATTGTTTACTCAAGACGGACAGGGATTCTCTCTTAACCAAAATCCTCTCAATGTCTTAATTCTTAACCAAGACATTTCAGAGTTTTCACTTGTGCTGTCTCAAGATGGTGATATTTTAATAGATCAGATTGACAGACCATTTAGAACCCAGCAGTTTATAAGCTCTTCATAATATTTATTTTGACACTACTCTTCAGTTATGATTTAATGATGTAAATAGGCGCACTCGTAAAGGATTAAATATGGCAAACGTAAAAATTACTGATTTAACCGAAATAGCGGCTGCAGATGTGGCCGCTACTGACGTTGTCCCTATTGTTGACGTTGACGTTGATGAAACCAAAAAAGTTTCACTCTCGAATACAGTTACAACAATAGCGTTTGCAAATGATTTTACAACCTACACACAACTTAATGCAAATATAGATGTAGTGCAAGACAATGTCGCTACAGTTACTTCAACAGCTACTACTATCTCCTCAAATTTAACAGCCAATTTAATTCAGATTGAAGCTAATGTCAATGTTGTACAAGATAATGTTGCGACTGTCACATCTACAGCTGAAACAATCTCTTCAAATCTTACAGCTAATCTAATTCAAATTGAGGCTAATGTTAACATTGTACAAGACAATGTCGCTACAGTCTCTACAAGTGTTGATACGCTTTCGACAAATCTGACTACTAATCTAGTTCAAATCTCAGCTAATTTAGACTCTCTACAAGATAATGTAAACTCTGTCTACTCTAATGTTACTACAGACTTTGCCACACTACTACTCTTAGATTCTGTGCAAGACAATGTCACTGCAGCTGAGGCAAATGTAAGCTCAGTAGAAGCGCGTAGAGACTCTAACACATTTTTCACATACAATGTAGATTCAAATGTTATTATTAATGATGCCAATGTAGAACCTTCGAGCAATAATGAATTTTCCCTCGGTACAGAAGACGCTGTTTGGAAAGATCTTTATGTAGGACCAGGCACTATTTTTCTTGGCAATGTCAATATTAAGCCTAATGAAACAGGAACAGGTATTCTTGTAACTGGTGTTGATTCAAGCACCACAACTCTTGATACTCAAACTTCTAATGTTACAGCCTCACTTAATGATATACAAGACAATGTAGCCACCGTTTCTTCTAATCTTACAGCTAATTTAGTACAGATTGAAGCTAATGTCAATGTAGTACAAGACAATGTAGCCTCCGTTTCTTCTAATCTTACAGCTAATTTAGTACAGATAGAGGCTAATGTAAATGCTGTACAAGACAATGTTGCTAGCGTCTCTTCTAATCTTACAGCTAATTTAGTTCAGATCTCGGCGAATCTTGATGTAGTACAAGACAATGTAGCTGCTATTTTAGACGGCTCTTCACAGTTTACTGGACAAATAACTATGCAAGATGACCTGATAGTTACAGGTAATTTAGCTGTAAATGGTGATACTACAGTTATTAGAACAATTAACTTAGATGTTGATGATAGAATTATTATGCTTGCAAATACTGCAAGCGATGGAGCTCCGACAGCTGACGTAGGCATACTCTTTAATCGCGGAACAGAAGGTAATGCTGCATTATTCTATGATGAATCTGCAGGCACCTTTAAACTTTCTGACACCGTAGACCCTTCTTCTAATATTCGTTTATCTCCTGTAAGCGCATCTAACCTTGATGTAGGCATTCTAACTTCACAAACTGTACGTTTTGATGGGACATCTGTGAACGATGCTATCACAGATAATGTTGCTCTTTTAGATACTCAAGCTAATGCTTTTTCTACCTATACTCAACTTAACGCAAACATAAATGTAGTACAAGATAACGTTGCTAGCGTTTCTGCTAGAGTAAACACCGTTCAAGATAACGTTGCTAGCATCTCCTCTAACTTGACAGCTAATTTAGTACAAATAGAAGCTAACGTAAATGTAGTACAAGATAACGTCTCTACAATCTCTTCTAACTTAACAGCTAATTTAGTACAGATAGAGGCTAATGTAAATGCGGTATCTTCTAATGTTGATGCTGTAGAGTCAAGACGAGCTGCTAACGTTACATTCACCATTGGAGCTGATACAGGATCAGATTTTGGAATTCTCTTAGGCAATACCGTAACTTTAGGCGGAAATGTAGGCATTTCTACTATTGTATCTGAAAATGCTTTAGACATTGATCTGGATATTAATAGCTTAACTCATAATGCTAATTCAGTATCAACAGATTTTGTCGCTTATTATGATGTTGATAATGAAACTATAGTAAAATCTACAGTTGCAGAACTTGCACTTCAAGGAGTTCAAGGTATAACTGGCGCTCAAGGTACTGATGGCACAACAGGTGCTCAAGGTACTGATGGTACAACAGGCTCTCAAGGCACTACTGGCTCTCAAGGTACTGACGGTACAACAGGGTCACAAGGCGCTACTGGTGCTACAGGATCACAAGGTACTGACGGTACAACAGGGTCACAAGGCGCTACAGGTGCAACCGGCTCTCAAGGTACTGACGGTACAACAGGCTCTCAAGGCGCTACAGGCTCTCAAGGTACTGACGGTACAACAGGATCTCAAGGCGCTACAGGTGCTACTGGCTCTCAAGGTACTGATGGCGTAACAGGTTCACAAGGAGCCACAGGAACTCAAGGTACAACAGGCTCTCAAGGTACTGACGGTACAACAGGATCTCAAGGCGCTACAGGTGCTACTGGCTCTCAAGGTACTGATGGCGTAACAGGTTCACAAGGAGCAACAGGAACTCAAGGTACAACAGGTACACAAGGTACTGACGGAACTCAAGGTACTCAGGGTATCAGCTTTACTACTGGTGTTGGCGCAGGAGAGACAATTGTTTTTGAAGGCTCTACTGATGACGAGGCTGAGACTACTCTTACGGTAGCAGATCCTTCAGAAGATCGAACAATCACACTTCCTAACGCGACTGGTACAGTTATTACTAGCGGTAATCCAGAAGATTTTAGAGCAGGTATAGACTCACTTGGAAACTTAGAACTATCTGCTAATACTATTGATATGGCAATTATCAATAATTTTGTTCCTGCCACACAAGAGGGTCGTATCCACTACGACACTGATAGAAACTCTCTTATAGTTCAAGGGCCGACTGCTAACTCTAATCTTCATATAGGACAAGATCAGTTTATTTATGTTAAAAACGAATCTGGTGCAGATATTGACAGGTTAAAGCCTGTATATCTTGATAGCGAAGCTTCAGGTGTGCCAACAATTTTATTAGCAAATGCTCAAGTAGAAGAAAAGTCGTATGTAGCAGGTTTAACTGCTGATTATATACCTAATAATGGTTTTGGATTTGTTCAGTGTGATGGTATTGTATTTGGTGATACAACAGGTCTTCTAGCAGGTGAGCGTGTTCATCTTGGGCCGTCTGATGGGGCACTTCAGATAACAGCTCCTACGTTTCCGTATTTTGCTACTGACATTGGTATAGTTCTTATTGTAGACGGCAATAATGGATGTATCTTCTTAGATATTATAGATCACTTTGCTGAAACATTTAGAGTAGTAGGTGAAGCGTATGTAGACGCTGACTTAACAGTTGGAGGTAACCTTTCAGTTTTAGGCACTGAGTCAATTACCTCTGTAAACTCGCTTGCAGTTTCAAACTCATTTATGTATCTAAACTCTGGTGATACAATTGGCGACTCTGGTACTACATATATCGGTACAGGTCTTGATGATGGTACTTTAACAGGTCATTATACTGGTCCAATTACTGAAACATTCAATGTAATGATTAATACAACAGGTACCCCAGATACTTTTGATTTTACTCTTGATAATTTTGCTACAAATGCATTAGTTGGTGTTTCTATAACAGGCGGTGATCAAACACTCGCAAACGGAATTTCAATTAAATTTGAAGCTACTACAGGACATACAGCAGGAGATCAATGGAGTGGAGTTGCAGCCCCTTCTAATATAGATACAGGTTGGGTATCGAATCGTAACACAGGACTTAGTGAGCCAGGCTATACTCATCTTGGTAGCTTTTTTGACGTTTCTGATTCAAAATTCAAATTTTTTAAAGAATATGATCCAGAACCTGAAGGTACAATTAATACAGGGCATGCTTCTTTTGAGCTTGGTACAGTTGTTGCAACAACCTTTGAAGGTAATGCAACTAGTGCAGATGCTTTATCTACAGCTCGTGCAATTGCACTGGCAGGAGACGTAACAGGTACTCAAAACTTTGATGGATCAGCAGGTATTTCAATTACCGCCTCTCTTGATGTAAATAATTTGACTACATCGACTGATACAGCTTCTGATGATTTTATTCCCTTTTATGATGTGACAGGTTCTGTAACACGTAAAGCAACTGTTGCTAATCTTGCTTTACAAGGTGTACAAGGTACTGATGGTACAACAGGATCACAAGGTGCCACTGGAGCTACTGGCTCTCAAGGTACCGATGGTACTACAGGTTCTCAAGGCGCTACTGGAGCTACTGGCTCTCAAGGAACTGACGGTACAACAGGTTCTCAAGGCGCTACTGGAGCTACTGGCTCTCAAGGAACTGACGGTACTACTGGATCTCAAGGTGCTACTGGTGCTACTGGCTCTCAAGGAACTGACGGTACTACAGGTTCTCAAGGTACTGACGGAACTACAGGTTCTCAAGGAACTGACGGTACAACAGGCTCTCAAGGTGCTACTGGAGCTACTGGCCCTCAAGGTACTGACGGCACAACAGGATCTCAAGGTGCTACTGGAGCTACTGGCTCTCAAGGCACTACAGGATCTCAAGGTACAACAGGAACTGCAGGAGACACAGGGTCTCAAGGTACAACAGGTAATACTGGAACTCAAGGCGCAACAGGGTCTCAAGGTACAACAGGTAATACTGGATCACAAGGAGCTACTGGATCAACAGGATCGCAAGGCACCACAGGGTCACAAGGAACTACTGGTAATACAGGCTCTCAAGGTGCTACTGGAGCTACTGGCTCTCAAGGCACGACTGGTACTGAAGGTGATTCAGGAACTCAAGGAATTGCCGGGGTCAGTGGAGAAGGTGGTGGAGTATTCGTTATTGAGGCTGAACGTAGCGGTAGTGTAACTTTAAATCAATTTTTTGCTATTGGTAACGGCGCTCAACCTACTAATGGTGTATATATAGCAGAAGATGTTCAATTAGAGCACCTTGCTATTGCTTCAGATTCTTCACAATCAGCAATAACAGTTGAACTTTTCATAAATGGGTCAGGATCTGGACAAACTGTTTCATTATCTAGCCAAGCTCAGAATATTACATCAGGCATAGGTTTAGCTGTTAGTGCAGGTAGCCGAATAACTTTTAAATGTACTTCAGGTAGCGCTAACGCTACCACTGTTGTAGCTGCATGGTTTTTAACAGGAGGTGCAAAAGGCGCACAGGGAACTACCGGCTCTCAAGGTACAACAGGTAATACAGGATCACAAGGAACAACAGGCACACAAGGCGTTGAAGGAAACTTTGGTGGAGCTACTTTCCATTATAGTTTTGATACTGATACAGGTACTTCTGATCCAGGAAGCGGTGATCTAAAATTTAATAATTCTAATATTCAAAGTTCTACTGGAATGAGAATAGACGATCAAGACCAAAATGGTGATGATATACAATCATTCCTTCGCACAATTGATGATAGCACTAGTGCCATAAAAGGTCATTTTAGAGTCTCTAATAAAACTAATGCAGATGATTTTGCGCTATTTACTATTTCCTCTTTAACTGAAGAAACTGGTTACTTTTTAGTTCAATCTAATTACGTATCTGGACCTACAAGCTCGTTTACTAACGGTGAAGAACTTATAATCACCTTTGCCCGAACTGGTGATAAGGGTGATACAGGTAACACAGGATCACAAGGAGCTACAGGTTCAACAGGTTCTCAAGGCGCAACGGGTGCTACTGGTTCTCAAGGCGCAACGGGTGCTACTGGTTCGCAGGGTACTACAGGAAATACTGGTTCTCAAGGTGCAACAGGAAATACTGGTTCTCAAGGTGCTACTGGTACACAAGGAGCTACAGGATCTACAGGTTCTCAAGGTGCAACTGGATCTACAGGATCACAAGGCACAACTGGATCTCAAGGAGCTACAGGATCAACAGGATCTCAAGGCGCTACCGGCACTCAGGGTACAACAGGTAACACAGGTACTCAAGGAACAACCGGTAATACTGGTTCTCAAGGAACAACAGGCACTCAAGGTGCTACAGGTAATACTGGCTCACAAGGTACGACTGGTAATACCGGGTCACAGGGAGCAACAGGTGCTCAAGGTACAAGCTTTGATACAACTGGTGACAAAACACTTGTTGGTAATTTAACTCTTGAATCAACCGATAGTGGCAGTAGCGCTGCACCAACACTAGGTTTGTATAGAAATAGCTCATCACCTGCTGGTCAGGACGACTTAGGAGTAATGGCTTTCCAAGGTGAAGATGCAAATGGTGATAAAATTGAGTATGCTGAAATTGGTGCTCAAATCTATAGCACAGGCCCTAGTAGTCCTCAAGGTATGTTAGGCTTTAGTGCTGTAAAAGCCGGTACTATGACAGAAATGATTAGAATATCTGGATTTCATGATACTCTGTTTTCAAACCAAGATGTAAAGCTTTTCACAAATGTAGATCTAATATTTACAGGACCTACAAATGATGGTAACCAAACTACAATAACAACAGAAACTCAGACAGCTGCCCGCACTATAACTTTACCTGATGCAACAGGAACCGTCGCTCTTACCTCAGACTTACCTACCAATCAAGACTATGGATTGGTAACTGGAGGAGTTGACGGATCTGAAGATTATGGAAGCGTTGCATGATAATAAAATTTAAAAATATAATAAGGAGTGTCAATAATGGCAACACAAGTACAATTTAGAAGGGGAACAAAAGCTCAGAATGACTCGTTCACTGGCGCTGCTGGTGAGATTTCTGTCGATACTGATGGCAATAATATTCGCGTGCATGATAATTCTACAGCTGGTGGTATCCCTCAAATGCCGACAGGCACTATACTAGCCTTTGGATCTACAACTGTTCCAAACGGTTATCTACGCTGTAATGATCAAGCGGTTAGTAGGACTACTTATGCAGCTCTTTTTGCAGTAATTGGAACTACATATGGGACAGGAGATGGCTCAACCACCTTTAATGTTCCAGACCTAAGAGACAGAGCACCCTACGGTCGTGATACCTTTACAATTGGAACCACTACCACAGGTGAAGTAGATGCTTCTGGACAACTTGCTTCAGCTTCACAATCTGCTACATTATCAGTTACCAATACAACAGTTGCTGCGACTGCGAAAGACTCTTCAACAACTACTGTTGTAGCGTCTGTGAATGCGACAGGGCATACTCATACTATCACATACCCAGGAACTGCTGTAGAGTTTATTATAAAGACGTAAGATGGCTGATAATATTCGTGAACTTGACCAAATACAAACTGAGTTAGATCGATTACATGAGCGTTCTCAAGGTAATAAGGCGACTATATCCGCACACGAAGCTGTGTGTGAAGAACGTTACGCACAAATTATGACCACAATGACTACAATGCATGAAGAGATACAGTCTTTACATAAAAAAGTAGATGATGTATCTGACCTTGCTACACAAGGACGTACCTCCTTAAAAACACTACTTTGGATAGGCGGAGTAGTTGCGAGCATTATCGCTCTTTTAACAATGATTTTAAATGTATTTCCTCGATGAGCTTTTTTAGACTAAACGTAGATAAGCTTTTAACTAAACTTCCACATCCTGTTACTTTTAATGAGTCTCAGCAAGAAATGATTGAAGGACTTAATAAGAATCGTTTCTTTGTTCATATTGCTGCTCGTCGTACCGGTAAGTCTTATGCAGCTGCTATTCTAGCTTTTGCTAAACTACTTGAACCGGGTCAGCAAGTGATGGTTGTTGCTCCAAACTTTTCGCTATCATCAATAATCTGGGACTATGTTACTGATTTAATTAAGCAACTTGAAATAGAGGTAGAGCGTTTTAATCAAAAAGATAAAGTTGTTAGACTGATAAACGGATCAGTTTTTAGACTTCTTTCAGCTAACAATCGGGATTCACTCGTTGGACGTGCTGCAAATTTACTAATAGTAGATGAGGCTGCTATCATTCCTAATGAAGAATATTTTACTCGTGATTTACGTCCTGCACTTTCAACCTTTAAAGACTCTCGTTGTTTGTGGATTTCAACTCCTCGTGGAAAAGGTAACTATTTGTATACCTACTATCTTCGTGGACAAGATGGTGAGTATGATGACTGGGGATCGTGCGTTCATACTTGGAGGTCGAACCCTCTGTTATCAGAAAAAGATATTGAAGAAGCACGTAAAGCTGTTTCTCGTGCACTATTTGCTCAAGAGTATGAGTGTGAGTGGACAACAACTGAGACCCAAATATTTGAAGCATTAGATGAAGCCAAACATATTGGCGAATTTGTAGGTGAACGATTCTCTGAGGTAATTGGTGGTCTTGACGTAGGATATAGAGATGAAAATGTTTTTGTTGTGATTGGTTATGACGGTCAATCCTATTATATTTTAGATGAATATATATCAAAAGAGTCTACAACTTCAGAACTTGCTGCTGCAATACAAGAAAAAATGGATGAGTGGAATATAGATTCTATCTATATTGACTCTGCTGCTCAACAAGTAAAAGCTGACTTTGCCTATGATTACGATATATATTGTGAAAATGCTATTAAATCAGTTAACGATGGTATAAATTTTTTACAAGTATTAATTGAACATGATAATATATATTTTGACACTCTTGGGGCGTCTCATACTTTTTCTGCTATGAGTTCGTATAAGTGGAACCCAAATACCGAAACACCAAAACCTGTGCATGATTGGGCTTCTCACCCCTGTGACGCTGTAAGATACGCAATCTATACACACTCTAAGATGAGCAATATCTCAATTTATGCCTAATCTTAGAGTCATAGTGTTAAATTACAAACGACAAGATAATGTTTTAAGAATTGTTAAAGCACTTCAGCCGTATTATCCAGTTACTGTAATCAATAATAACCCTAAAAAACGTTTTCCTCAGTTTGGTCAGCCTGTTGAAGTTATTAACAATGAGCAAAATTTTATGTGTATGGAACGTTGGATTCGTTGTTTTGAGTATAAGGAAGAATATAAGTTAATTTTAGATGATGATATGTTACCTTCACTTTCTCTCATTGAACGTATGAAGAACTTGAATGAACCGATTGTAGGAATATACGGTAAGTCAGGAGTTACACAATCCAAATCATATACAGAATTAGAAGATCACTGGTGCTTAGATAATTATGTAGACTTTTTAGTAGGTAGTGTTGTGTTAGTAAAACAGTCTGCTTTAGATTTAATACAGCCAGCCTTAGAAAAAATTGGATATCCTAAACGTGGAGATGATATAATTGTAAGTTACCTTTTAAAAAAGCAGTTTAATCTTAATAAATTGCGCACTGTAAGCGGTAAAGTACTAATGTTACCTGAGGGTGACGTTGGATTAAATAAAGATCCCTCTCATTTTTCGATGCGTTGGAAAGTAATTGAAAAATTCAAAAATAGTTCTTGGTAAAAAGAGAAAATTATCATAAGATGAATCAGTTAAAAAGATTGCCGATAAAATATATAAGAGATTTTATCAAAAAAGATTATAAACTACGTGATGAGTGTTTTATTTGTGGTTCTAAACAGCAACTAGAGCTGCACCACTTATTAAGTGTAAGTGAGCTGTTTAATAATTGGTGTACTAAAAATCGTATAATCGATTTTGACTTAGATCAGTTAAAAATACATCGTGTTAAATTTTCAGAAGACTGTGCAAACGAGCTATCTCATGAAAATTTATTTACACTTTGCAGTTCTCATCATAAACAACTTCACAGTATTTATGGACAAACATATTCTAATCATCTAGCACCAAAAATTAAGAATTGGCTAGAGATTCAAAGGGCAAAAAATGGCAGATGACGAGTTAAGAGGTATCAGAAAATGGGTTGCAGATAGACTTAAGCTAAATCCTGCTCAACCTTCTATCGCTTCTTTAGAACCTTACGCTTCTCCTGAAACAATCGTTGACTTTGAACAAGCTTATCGTGAGATCGAGGTTGTTCATCGTTCTATTGATATGATTATTAATGCTTGTGTAGAAGTACCTTTAATTGTTGAAGGGCAAAGTCCTGCTAAAAAAGTTAACAAACTTTTAAATATCAAACCAAACCCTTTTGAAGATCGTGTTCGTTTATTTAGACGAGCAATTTTAGATTTTATTCTAGATGGAAATGCATTTTTTTACTATGATGGTGCAGATTTATATTTATTACCTGCAAACGATGTTGAGGTAGTTCCTGATGAACGCACTTTTGTATCTCATTACAACTATTTAGTATCGAACCAAGGTGCACAAGACTTTTACGGTTTTGGTGGTGGTAAAAATACTCGTAAAGCTGAGGCGATTCAGTTTGCTCCAGAAGAAATTATTCATATTATGGCTGAAAATGAACTTTCAATATTTAGAGGAACTTCAAAGCTCAAGCCAATATTAAAACTTATGGAACTTTATCACTATATGATTAGATTTCAACGTCAATTCTTTAAAAATAATGCGCTTCCAGGGTTTGTTCTTACTACTGATAATATCTTATCTCAACGAGTTAAACAGAGATTGTTAGAAGCATGGAAGTCTACCTATACTACTATATTTGACGGCGCAAGAAACCCTGCTATTTTAGATGGTGGACTAAAGATAGATTCATTTTCAACTGTAAATTTTGATCAACTTGATTTTGAAGACTCCATAGAGCGTATTCAACAAGATATGGCTAAAGCTTTAGGTGTGCCTTATGTGCTATTAAAATCTGGAAATAACGCTAATATAGATGCTAATCAAAAATTATTTTATCTACACACAGTAATGCCTATGTTAACTCAGTTTTGTTCAGCTTTTGCACATTTCTTTAATAATGGTGTTACAGTACGTCCTGATAAACTTGCAATTCCTGCGCTTCAACCAGACAATAGAACGCAAGCAATTTATTATTCAACTCTCGTAAACACAGGAATTATAACCCCAAATGAAGCTCGTGAGGGATTAAGATTTCCAAAATTAGATAATAATGATAACATAAGAGTACCACAGAATATCACTGGTAGTGCGACTGACGCTACCCAAGGTGGAAGACCTCCTGGCGAGGAAACACTAAATGAGGAAGATAATAATGGATAAAACATTATATTTAAATAGCTCCTTTGAAAGTAAAGCTTTTAAAAAAGGCTCTAAGTCTCTTAAAATTGCTGGATATGCTAATACTACAGTTAAAGATCGCGCTGGCGATGTTGTAACTGCAGAAGCTTGGGCTAAAGGCGTAGAAAACTTTAGACGTAATCCAGTTCTTTTATACCAACATAAGCATGACTGCCCTATTGGTAAAGTAGAAAAGATTCAAGTCGATAAAAAAGGTCTTTACGTAGAAGGAATGATCTCAGAAGCAGCAGAAAAAACACACGGTGTACAAACTCTTGTTAAAGATGGCGCGCTAAAAAGTTTTTCTGTAGGTTTTAGAGTAAAAGATGGAAAATATAATAGAGACGACGATTCTATGTTAATTACAGATGTTGAGCTACTTGAGATTTCAGTAGTATCAGTTCCGTGTAACCAAGATTCTCTATTTTCTATTCGTAAAAGTTTTGAATCTGATCAAGATTATAAAGAATTTGTAAAAACACTTGATGAAGTATCAAGCGATGAATTAAAAATGATGCGTAGTATAAAGGCTGGAATCACCGATGTACAGAATGGACATTATCATACCGTTGAAATGGACGAAAATGGAAACGGAGTTACTACATACGCATCTCATATGTCCAACCACGCACACAAAGTTGTAAGTGGTGTTGTACTAGAGGCTGAGGGTCATACTCATGCTATAACAATGATGGGTGTTCCAATTCATAATATGGAGAACGAGGAAGTTGTAAATGAACGTCCTTTATCTCCTTCAGAGGAGGATGCAATGTCTCAAGATAAGACGGATATTGTTGAAGAAACTAAAGACATCTCTGAAGTAACCGAAGATGCAGTAGAAACAACTGAAGAAGTTGCGAAAACTGTTGAAGAAGTAACTGATGAAAAGTCTGAAACTGACTCAACAGAGCTTGAAACTAAAGCGACTGCCGAAGAGCATATTGATGATATAGAAAAAGATGATTTAGAGGATGAGTTAGAAATTCGTGATCCTAATGAGTCTATTCCTATGGTTAATTTGTTATCAGCAAGCCCAGAGGAACTTCAGCATGGTGATTTAGTTAATTACAACGAAAAAATGTTTAGGGTAACTAAAATAGCAACTGCCCAATCACCAATCTTTAAATTTTTAGAGGTTGACGCAGATGGTAAAGAAAGTGATAATGTTCTTAATGTGAATGCAGATGAACTTTCACAAGTCGATGCCAAAAATAATACTAAGAGTGAAGACGAAGTTTCTAACGCAAGTCTGACTAAAGAGCTTCACAATATTTCTGATAAGGAGAAAGACGAAATGGCTGATCAAGTCGTAGATACTATCGATCTAGAAACTGCTAAAAAAGAAGCAGCAATTGAGATCAAAAAAGATGCTACTCCGGTAGTAGAAGTGTCTGAGCCTCAAGTTGCAGAACTGGTTGAAAAAGCCGGTGAAGCTATTATAACAGAGTCAGACGCTAAAGAAAAATCTGATTACACTCCTCGCGAAAGCGAGCAGGTATCTGAGTTAAAATCTCAGATCGCAAAATACCAAGAAGAAGTTAATGCACTTCAGCGTTCTAAAATGCATTATCAAGAGTCCTCACGTAATCAACAGCAGTTCTCAGAGAAGGACCAAGCAAACGCAGTTATGCTTGCTAAAATGTTGAACAGACGTGATGTATTTGACACAAAGATTGGCCAGCGTATGAAAGCTGTTACAACTGTGGATCAATTCTTGAGCAACTTCTCACAAAACATCTATACAGAGATGGAACAGCAACTTGTAGTTGCACCAATGTTTAATCGTGTAGCTGTGGATGCAAAAACATTCCGCGTACCAGTTGCCGATGAAGACACTGATGGTGATGTAGCACAGTTTGCATCAGGAACATTTGCAACAGGTATTGCAGATGCAAGTCGTGTACCAACAAGCAACCAAAACACCATCTCATCTGTAGACTTTACTCCACACAAGTTTATGGCAACAACTCACTTAGCAAAAGACGAAGAAGAAGACACAGTTCTTCCTTTACTCGACTTTTTACGTGCAGCAGCGACTCGTCGTTTAGCACGCGCTATTGATAAATCAATTCTACGTGGAACAGGTGCAGGAGCAGGCTTTACAGCATCACCTACAAATGCTATCTCAGCAGGTACAGGTTATGCTTCTGTTATCGAAGGTATTACAAACCTAACAACTGACGCTTCTCTCGAAGTATCAACAGGTTCTGCCAACGATAAAGCTGATCCTTCTGATATCGCTTCAGCTCGTAGCACCCTAGGTAAATATGGTCTTCAGCTTGGTAACGATCTCGTATTCGTTACTTCAATTGAAGGTTATAACAACCTTGTAACAACATCAGACTTCCAGACTGTAGATAAGTTCGGTCCTAACGCAACATATCTAACTGGTTCAGTTGGTGCTGTATACGGTATTCCAATCGCTATCTCTGAGTTCTTAGATGGTGTTGGATCAACAGGTAACCACCTTGGTGTTCTACTTTACAAGCCAGGATTCATGATCGCAGAAAGACGCGGTATTGAGATCGAGAGCGAGTACGAACCACGCCAGCAGGTCACTGCAATGTACATGTCAACACGTATTGACTTCAAAGCATTGACTACAAACGCAAGTTCAGCATTGGATTCTTCAAAGTATTCATACGCTGTAACAGTTGCAGCTGGTTAATAGAAGATTTACATCTTTGGTTAACACAGGGGGAGGCGGACAACGTCTCCCCTTTTATCATTCAAAAGGAGAAATATAATGGTAATGATTCCAGAATATATTAAAACAATAGATGAAGCTCGTGAGTACTTATACCGACATGGTTACAGTGTTGATGTAGCAGCAGAAGAATTAAAAAATTGGGAAGCTCCAGCAGTTGTTGAAGAGACCGTCCCCGCCCCAGAGCCTGAAGTAGCTGAACCTACTCCAGCCCCAGCACCAGTTGCAGTTTCTATTCCTGAGCCTGTAGAAGAAGAGGAAGAGGAAGAGGAAGAGGAAGAGGAAGAAGATTGGGATGAAGAAGACGAAGACTGGGACGAAGAAGACGAAGACGAAGAGTAATTTTAATTTAAGGCAGGTGTCTCATGGTAGATAGATTACAAGAAAATTTAGGTAAATATCCGTATATAGATTTAGATCAAGTAAAAGATTATTTGTCTATTTCTAGTACTTCCGCTGATGCAAGGTTATCTAACATCATAAACTATGCAACCGGTGTTGTAGAACACTACATAGGTCAAGAAATTTTGGCTAATGATTATGTTGAAGTTTTTGATGGCGGAAAGTCCTCTGTGTTAGTAAGTCGTTTACCTCTTTCTAATGTTTATTCTGTCTCAGAGTTTAATGGACAAGAAGAGCAAATTCTCGATGATCCTACAACTATTGGGACACCTGTTACAACTTCTACTGATGCATTAAGTCTCTCTTTTAAGGGAGATGCGCATCTTAATGGTAAGGTTAAAAAGTTTGGTAAATCATCATTAGAGCTGTTTTCAGACGGTGATTATGTCTTAGGTGCGCCTGTGACAGACCAACTAAAATTTGAAGAAGGTAATTTTACCATTGAGATGTTTATTCGCGTTGATCAAGCGACTTTGCAAGATAATGTGATATTTTCAATTAACACAGACGCCTCAAATTATATGCAATTTCGTTTAGCGAATCAATATGGTTTAGAGTTTGAGGCAAATGTTGATGGAACTGCGATTTCTGCTAACGGACCTAATACACTTATAGAGTCTCAACAGTTTGCTAAAAGGCAGTGGGCACACGTTGCAGTGACACGAGATTTAGATAATGAAAAAATATATATGCATTATAATGGAAATGTTATAGCTGACCAGTCTTATACTGTCGCTAATTTAACATTTACCACTAATGTTGAAATAGGAAGTACATTTAAAGGTTATTTAGACGAGGTGCGTGTATCCGATCAGGCAAGATACACAGGTTCAGATTTTTCAGTAAACACTAAGAGATTCAGGCCTGACAATGATACTGCGTTATTAATTCATTTTGATGGCAAGAATGGCGCTACAGAAGCAAAAGACGTCCACAATGCTGTTAATGAATTTAACTTTTCCCGTGATATGGGAGAGATAACTCGTGATACTGGAGGGGTAGGAGTTCGTGGAACATATCCTACAAGTAGAAACTCTTATCCTGCACTTACACTAGCAGGACCTCCTGCTTTTCAAGCATTTCCTTCTGGAGTCAAAGTAGACTATAGAGCTGGTTATGAATCTGATAGTGTTCCTCAAGATATTCAACTAGCTACTCTTGATTTTATAAAATTGATATACAAACAAGATCAAGAGAAAAAAGGATTTTCCTTTGAAGGTGAGCGAGGAGATAACTTCCCACTTGCTGGTAACTTCCCTCCACATATTAGACGTATTTTAGATCTTTACAGGATTATTGCTTAATGGCAAGATATGCACAAACACTACAGACATTTTTTCCTAATAAAAAGATTCGTGTAGATGTTGGCTTACGATCTCGCGAAGCAAAGAAACTTACAGGTATAAGAACTCAAGTTACTCGCGCAGTTTCTGATTTTATATCTGAAGAACTTAAAAAAGGTGGCTTTGGAGGAAAACTTTCGTCCAAACAAAAAAATGCTTTTAGAAAAGCTGCAGGAACTAGAGGAGATCCTTCTCCTGACGCTTTAATAGACTTAGATGAGTTTGAGTCTGCTCTACGTGATATTGGAAAGCCAATGTCTCTTAGCGAAAGCGCTATTATTAAAGATAATGTTCAGCGCATTACTACAGCTGAAACTAAAGTTACAGGTGTTGGTTCTACTGATACAATAGAAATTACAAGCTTTCAAATTGGTAAGGGTAGAGAACAAGATGCTAAAAAAATACAAACTGCTGCTAAAGGCAGATCTAATATAGCAGGTCAAGATGCGGTTAACTTACTTTTTTCAAAACCGTTTAAACAATATAGAGATAGACTATTTATCGCTGCTAAAAATAAACTTGAAAATTTAACACTAGTTTCTACAATAGATCCAGCAGGTAAAACAGGTTTAGATGTTAGATTTATTGCAAATCCGATTGATAAAATACCGCTAACTAAAGCTAATATTTTAAAATATTTTGATATTCGTTTTAGGCCTAGGAGTGGTAAGCCAGACCAATTTAGACTTACAATTTCAACAAAAGCCTCCTACACAAGAGAAATAAAAAAACAAGCAACTGATATAACAAAGTTAATACAACGTGCTCAACTTAAAGCTGTGGGTGGCGAAACGTTTGGTGAAGGCTTTTTAGGTTATATAAGTCGTCAATTATCTACAGGAGAGCGTAAAACAAAAGATGTTGGAGCATTTTTAGCTATTGGTTTAGCGTTTGCTCGTGAATTTGATTCAAAGCCTTTTACTATTAAAACAGCATTAAATGAGCCATCTCCACAAGCTTCTTTACTGACAACTGTAGCGGCTAAAAATCAGCGTCGCAAAGAAAAAGAAACTTTAGATACAGGCTTTATTTCTGGAGTACAACTTTCAAAACTAGTTCAAGCACGATTAGGCCAAACAATGGAAAAAAGCGGAATGGCAGAACCACCTGATATGAAGGAACGTACTGGTAGATTTAGACGTAGTGTTCAAGTAATTCCTAACTATAGACGTGCAGTGATGCGCTATCTTTATAATCCTCTTTATGATGGAAATCTACGTTATGGATATCGCCCTGATCTACAAGTAGCTGAGGCAACTCGTGATGTAGTGCAGGCAATTTTTAAAAGACAATTTGCAATAGTGAGAGCATAATGCCGACTTCAAGAAGAACTGAGATAATAGATTTTTTAGTAACCCAACTCAAAGAGATTGACGGCGAAGTTTCAGGGTTTGATTCAGCTTATACTTATAACACAAATTTATTTAATAATGTTTTTAGAAAATTAAAATTTTTAGATGAGGTAAATGACTTTCCAGCACTATATGTAGCAGCAGGCACCGAAATTCGAGATTTTAATTCTAAAAGTTTGACGGTAGCGACTTTAGACGTTACCATAAGATCATACGTTTATGGAGAAGATAATTCTCAAAGCCTCGCAGATGACTTAGTTCAAGATATAGAGCATGTCATTTACTCGATTGGTGACAATCCTGACAAGGGAATACTTGATATAATAATAGAAAGTATATCTACTGATGAGGGATTAGCTATTCCGTATGGTCTCGCTGAGGCTCAACTTACCGTAGTCTATAGACTAGAAAATTAAGGAGAAAAAAATGGCATCTCTTAACCTACAGAGAAACTCAGAAGTGTTTATGTCAACTGTTGATTTGATCAACGGTGCACAAGTTACTGCTATGACACCTGAGAACACATGGAAACTTGAGGTTCTTGCAGGATTTGCAGTAACCTCTTCAGCCGCGACTCAGGATATTACCAGTCTTGAATCAGGCACTAACCCAGATAGATCACAACAGCGATTTAATACAGCTATTAACCCTGTTGATTGGAATCTTCAAGTTTACTTACGCCCTACTGGCGCTATCACTGGTGCAGCCGCTGATACAACTGATGCAGGTACAAACCAAACTGGTAACGTAAAACCTGTTGCTGATTGGTTTATGTGGCAGTCAATGGTATCAAATACTAAAGTAGCTTCTGGAGTTACAGAGCAATCAGTTTGGGAATCAGGTGGAAAACTTCGCACAACTAATGTTGCTGCAGGCACTGGTTCACACTCTACTCGTTCTAACTTCTCAACCGCTACTGAAAATCATATGTACTTTAAACTTGATAACGTCTTTTATCAAGTATCAAATGCTACTGTTAACCAAGCAACGGTTGACGCAGGAATTGAAGAAATTGCTACAGTTACATGGACAGGTTTTGGTACAACCCTAAAAGAATTAACTGATTTACCAAGAAATAATGCTGTCTCAGTATTTGGTGGAATCTTAAATGATGGATCTACTGTAACAGCTAACTCAAATGTTTCTGAGGTAACAGAAACTGTTGCTTATCACCCATTCAATCAAATGAATGTAGCAGGATCTATTGGTACAAACTCATTTATTAAGAATCGTCTTAGCACAATTGAGTTTCATCACCAAGCATCAGCTGGAGCGTCTGATGAGAAGTTTACCTTCCCGGTCACTGCACTAACTTTTGATTATAATAACAATATTACATACTTAACTCCAGAAGAACTTGCTGCTCTTAACGAGCCTATTGGCCAGTTTACTGGAACTCGTGCAGTCACAGGATCTGCAACTATGTACTTAAGATCTGGTGATTTAGAATCAGCAGGTTTCTTACGTAATATTTCAGAAGACTCACGTACTTCTTCAGCACAAACTTCAAACGCTAACTTAATTGTTGGTGGATCAACTGCTCCATATGTTGCTTTCCAACTTGATGCAGTTCAGTTTGAGTTTCCACAGTTAGCAACAGAAGATGTTATTTCTATGACTGTTAACTTTGTTGGACAAGAGCCTTCAGCTTCAAAAGGTACTGGTGGAGAAGTATCAATCTTTGCTGCAAAGTCTTAATTAAATGTTTCTGAGGGGGAACATTAACTATTTACCAGAAGAGTACCCGTTACTTGCGATTCAAGGTCCCCCCTCACCTAAGAAAAGCAGATATGTAATGGGTACTCGTTTTTTTAGAGGGGAATCTAATGAGTAAAATTAAAAATAAAATTGTAAAAGAGTCATCAACCTGGGTAGAGTTTCCAGATATAGATGGTTTTGAGATTAGTCTTCAGTTCTTAACTAGAGATGATCTAATGAAAATTCGTAATGCGTCATTAACTTATAAGTTTAATAAACGCACTCGTCAACGTGAAGAAGAAATTGATAATGATAAGTTTTTAGAGCACTATGCCGAAAAAGCTATCAAAGACTGGAGAGGCCTTAAGATGAAACATCTTCCAGTTCTACTTCCAGTTGATATATCTGGTGATGATCCAGAAGAACCTGTTGATTATTCAGAAGAAGATGCAATTGAGCTATTGAAAAATTCAACAATCTTTGATCAGTTTGTCACAGATACTATGAATGACTTTGAACAATTTTCTAAGAAAAAAGCTGAGACAAACGAAAAAAACTAATTGATTACCTCCAAAACTCAATGCATGGCGGAGGTATGGATTTTGACCAATATTTGCTTATGTGTGAGCAAATGGGTTGGGAACCTAAAGAAGAAGAAATGCCGCTTGACCCTTCTTCTTTGTCGTATGAGTGTCAACAAGCGTTAGTTCTTTTAAACGCACTACCAGATAACTGGGAAGGCATGAACGGTGTTTGGTTAGGAAAAGACTATAGTGGTTTGAGTGATATCATGGATATTTATCAAATTGATAATAGACGTGAAGTTTTTGAACTTCTTAAAGTTTGCGAGTCTGAGTTAAGTAAATACTATGCTCAAAAACGCAAAGAGCAAGAACAGCTTTCAAAAGCTAAGAGAGGAAGATAATTGGCTAAACAGGTTATTGAAACTAGATTTCAAGCTAAGGGTGGAAAACAAGTTGAAGCTGAAACTAATCGTATTGGCAAAGCTCAAACTCGTTTAGCTCAAGGATCAGCTTCTGCAGGTAGATCTTTTGCTGCTCAATCTCAAGGACTTGGTGGAGTGGTTGGTGTCTATGCAGCAGCTGCTGCTAACGTTTTTGCTTTAACAGCTGCTTTTAGTGCTCTAAACAGAGCCGCTCAGTTTGAAACGATTATTAGAGGTACTGAAGCATTTGCTTCTTCGATTGGAACTTCTGCTACTGCTGTTCTTAAAAGTATTAAAGAAATAACTAATGGTCAGTTAACCTTAATAGAATCAGCTGAACAAGCTAACTTAGCTCTTTCAGCAGGTTTTAATACTGATCAAATTAGTGAGTTAGCAGATGTAGCTAATAAAGCCTCAAAAGCTCTTGGTAGAAACTTATCAGACTCTTTTCAGCGTATTACTCGTGGTGCTATAAAATTAGAACCTGAACTATTAGACGAAATTGGAATCTTTACTCGAATAGAGCCTGCAGTACAGGCATACGCAGCTTCTGTAGGTAAATCTGCAAGTCAACTTACACAGTTTGAACGTAGACAAGCTTTTGTTAATAAAGTCATCGAAGACGGATCAAAAGCTTTTAAAGATATTGATACATCAGTTCTTTCAACACAAGAAAAATTTGAAAAACTTGTAGCTAATTTTTCAGACTTAGCTTTAATTACTGGTAAAATTATAGCAGATTCTTTAGTCCCATTAGTTGACTTCTTGAATAAAAACGTTGGTAATCAATTTTTACTACTAGGATCAATTGGTTTATTAGTTTTTAACAGGTTACGGATTGGAATCACTGATTTTGCTACTAAAGGCTTAACTGCTGGCGCTAATGGCTTATCAAGATTCGCCGATAGCATTACTCAATCTAGACTTGATACTAAAGCTTTGGCTTCTGAATATAAGGCTGCTCAAGCAGCATTTAAAGGAGGAGGAGCTTTCACGGATGCTGGTAGAGGACTCGGTGCATCTCTAAAAAGACAATTAGGAGCTGGTGCTTTATCTACTCAAGAAGCTGTTCAAGCACAAAAAGATATTAATACATTAAAAAATAATGAAAAAGCTGTTCAAGCAGCTTTAAATAAAAATATTTCAGCAGGTGTTGGAAATACTAAACAATTCAAGGCAGAATTAGACCAATCTAAAATTAGGATGGAGGGTTTGAATGCTTCATCAAAGGCAGTTAACGCACAGCTTAAAGCCTCTTCACCTGCTGCAAAGTCTCTTGCAGGGGGATTGAATATTGCGGCAGCAGCTGGAACAGCTCTTGCTAGTGCTTTATCAAGAGCTTTTTTGTTTTTGAATATAGTAGTAGGAGTATTATCTACAGCTCAATTTGTGTTATCGTTTTTTGATATTGATCTTTTTGGTGCTATATCAGATTTTATTAAAAAAACAGGAGCAGCTGCTAGAGCTACAAAAACAGGACTTGATGGTTTAGCTGCAGCAGCTAAAAAGAATTCAGAAGCTTTTAAGGGTTTAGCAGAAGAGCTTAGTACCACTGGAGAAGTTATTGAGAGAGTTTTAGGTTCAGATCTGATTAGAAAATCAGATAGAGAAGTAGCTCAACTTACTACTAGGCTTACAAAAAGACTAGAAAAACTTCAAGAAGCTCAAGCTAAAGCAGGTAAGATAACTTCTAGAGATGTTGGTGGAGCAGCAAATGCTCAAGGCTTAACCCTTGGGATATTTAGCAACACAATAGATAGAAGTAAATTAGATGCAAAAATAATTAAACTTCAACAAGAGCTGCTAGACCTTGGAGTAGCTGCAGAACTTGTTCAGAAAAAATTTGACTTACTAGCTCAAGCATCTACTATCTTATCTCAATCAACAGATCGATCTTTGGAATCTTTTGTAACCTTGATTGGTACTGAAAACTTATTGATTGATGGTAGTGATCAATTAATATTCAAGCTTGGCGAATTTGAACAAGTATTAGGTACTGTAGACGGTAAAACTGTAACACTAAATGATAGTAATAAAAATTTATCTGGTGCATTTGGCGTAGTAAGGCAAACACTAGCAACTTTAACACAAGGTCTAAAAGAGGGATCTTTACAAGGAGATCAATTAGATAAAATTTTAGGAGTTTTACGGATCGCTTTAAAAGAGGCAAAAGATGAAGCCGCAAGCTTTGCAGGTGTTATTGGTGAAGAAGCTACCGCTGCTGTAGAAAAATTTTCTAGAGATTCAATAGAGGCGATTGATAAATTAGCCCAAGAAATTATTGAGATTAATAATTTAACTGACAGATTAGCTAAAAAATCTGGAGCAGCTTTTGCTGCTCTTGACGACGCTGTTTTAGACGGGTTAATATCTAAATCTGGAAAAATAGCTAAAACAGATGCAGAACGCACTAAAAATAAAGCAGAGCTTTTAGCTAATGCAAAGAGTGAATTAGAAACTTTAGAAAAACAATTTTTAGCAGGAACAGCAATTGAAGGTTCAGAAGGTAAAATAGCAGCTTTAAAAGAATTAATTCAAACTTCTGAAAAAGCCGCGCTTGGAAATCAACTTTTAAATGTTAAAGCTATTGAGGATCAAAGAGTTCAGCAAGAAAAGATAGAAAAAACATCTTTGAGACAATTAAAAATTAATGCTGCTCAACTTGTTGCTGCTGAAAGAAAACTTAGCCGCCAAAGAGAAGAGTTACTACTACAGGAACAAATTTCAAGAGTTTCAAATGAGATAACTTTAGAAAAAAAATCATTAGAGATTGATAATGCTAAACTTGAAAATTTTAAGCAACAAATTTCTATTATTCAAGAGCTTAGATCTTTAGAGTTAAGTAGGTTAGGTATACAAAGAGAAATAGGAGATGTAATATTTAAAAGAAATCAACAACTCGAAGCAGCTTCTGATGCTGGATCTCTTAGGGCAGCTCAAAATGCTATTCAAAACCAATTAGATTCTCCTTTAACTTCAGAAAGAGAAGCTGTTAATTTACGCTTAAAAGCAGTAGAATTACAAGCAGCATCTGATGAGAAAGCTTTAGACAGACAAGCAAAGCTAATTGAAAGAGAGAAAAAAACTAGTTTAGATCGCTTAGAAAACCAAAAAGACATTCTAACTAAAGAGGCAGAAGAGCAACAAAAAATAGTTGCTTCACGACTTCAAATTTTTGACCAAGAGTTATCTATCTTAAATAAACAAAAAGATCTTCAACTTTCGGAAGCTAATTTAGAATTACTGAAAAAAGAAAATCAAATTAAAAATATTGCTGATAATATGAACGTACAAAAAGCTCAAGCAAGGATAAATGCTGATGAGAAAAAAGACGCATTAGGCTTGATTTCAGCGGAGGCTCAGCTTTTAAAACAAAAAGTTATAGCTAATAAAGAAGCGGTTGTAGATGAGACACGACTTTTAAATGCAAGTGCAGAGCAATTAAGAGCACAAGGAAAAAATGTATCAAATGTAGAAGATCCTGCTAATGTAAATATAAAAAATACAGAATCATTAATTACTGCATTAGGTGGTCAAGCATCTGCTATAGACGCTACTTTAAACTCCCAATTAGCTCTGATAACTACTAATTCAAATCTTCAAGGAGAGCAAGCATCTTTTGAAGCTAGTCAGATAGAGAAAAGAATTGAAAATTTAGTAAGCCAAGGCTTATTGGAAAATGAACTTAATGCAGTAAAGAAAAAACAAATTTTAGATGAATTAGCCGGTATAGATTTAATATTAACTAGTAAACTAGAAAACTTGACAGAAGAAGAACGATTAGTTAGAGAAAATGCTGTGAGTAGGTTAGAAGCTTTAGGGTTTGAAAAAGAAGAAATCCAACAGATTTTAAAATTTGCTAGAGAAAGAGCTGAATATGAGCTTAGTTTTAGAAAAAGATTTGATAGTGCTGTAGGAGCTTCTGCAGATACTTTAGAAACTAAAACAATTTCTTCTTTGAACGAACTTAATTCGGCTTTTGTTGAGGGGTCTTTAACTTTTGACTTAGCAAAAAATAAATTCAGTGAGTTTGCTGGTTCTCTAATTAAAGATATACAAAAAATATTTTTTCAAGAAACTATTGCTAAACCTGCAGCTGGCTTTTTAAAAGATACTTTTCTTGGTAGCGAAAAAGAAGGTGGTGGAATATTTAGTAGTCTCTTTGGGATGGGTAAAAATGTAAACGGAGGCTTGATTAGGCACATGGCTTCAGGTGGAATGGCTCGTGACAGAGTTCCAACTCTCCTAGAGCCAGGCGAATTCGTTGTTCGCAAGCAAGCAGCAAAAGTCGCTGGACCATCTAACCTTGCGTCTTTAAATGCAACTGGACAAATGGGCGGAGGCAATGTTAGTGTTAATGTTACTAATACAGGAACACCACAAACTGCAGAAGCTTCACAACCTCGCTTTGATGGTGAAAAGATGGTGATTGATATTGTAATGAGAGATTTATCAACTAATGGACCAATTAGACGCTCACTTAGAGCAGGAGGAGCTAGTTAATGGCTACATATCCTGATGACGCTACACTCGCAGTTACTGCTTTTTCTGTTGTAGGTGAATCAACCTTTAACAATACTGGTGCTACCACAACAGACTTCGCACTCCCAACAACTGTTTCTCATCGCGGTGAGGTAGCAGCTTTTATTGATGGAGTGCTACAAGCTACGACCTCTTATGATCTTTCAGATAGCGGAGCGACTGCCAGTTTTTTAACAGCTCCTAACGCAACAGCTCTTGTGTTAAAAACTATTTCACTTCCTACACGCTTTCAAACTACTCGATCGTTTCCTGCTATTAGGGCAGTTGATTTTAATGCTAGTTCTGCACAAGTGATTGATAGTGTATCATATTTAATTAATGGATCACGTACTGCATTTGCTTTTCCAGAAGGCACAAGTGTTTCTACAACTGCTGATTTTATGGTGTTTGTTTCAGGTGTTCAACAGCAGTCTAGCGCGTTTACTTATCCTTCAGCTACACTCGGTAATGGTGGTATTGACATTGATGATGACGGAACTCCTCTTGATGACCCTGATACTCTCTCAATTAGAGTTTTTGATTCTACTGTAACAACTTTTGATCGTTTCACTTCTATGACAGACCGTAAGCCTGACAAAGGGTATACTTCACAGCTCTCATTTGATTCAATAAACTTTACTTCACAATCAGGTTATGAAAAGCGTAGACTTAGATCACGTCGCTCAAAACGTCAATATTCACTACAGTATTCAAATATCACAGGAGTAGAAAAGACAGCAATAGAAAACTTCTATAACGCTCGTAGTGGAGAGTTTGAGTCCTTTATATTTGATTTATCTCACATCAATGATAGTGGAACTATAAACGCACGATTCTCTGGAGCGTTAAAGGTAACTCAAATTCTATCAAACGGCTCTGGATTACTAGATAATTTTTATTCTGTATCATTTGATTTGCAAGAGACTTTTGACTAATGAGCGCTCGTAATTATGATTTTATTTTAACTGTTGATGATGCTTCAGACTTTGAAGCAGGCAATGTAGTAATAGGCAAAACTTCTCTTACTACAGCCCTTATCGCTAATGTTGACACAGATGCTAATACTCTTAAAGTAAAGCTTAATAATGTGCTGCAAGAGTTTTCTTCAAGTGAAGATGTTGAATCAAACACTGTTACAATAAGTGGCAGTGCAGACGGGTTATTAACCTCAATCCCTTTCAATGCTAATACAATGAGTGGCAACACTACTACTGCCACTGCTACAATATCTTCTATAGCGTCAAGCGCTTTTATTGCTGAAAAGAATGCATTCACTCAAAATCCTATTGTGCGACTATATGAGATCTACTATCCTGGAGAATGGTATCCCCCTAATGCGGCTGGTAATCCAACAGAAGATGGAACTGGACGTGCTTGGCCTGTTAATTTTCCAATTCGTTTTGCTGACATTCGCGGTGATTTAATAGCAGACCTTCAGTATAATGTTACTTATGGAGGCACTTCATATATTCCTTTTCCAGTTAATATATCATCAATCGATCAAGGGTCTGATGGAAAGATTAATGAACTCACACTAAGTGTATTTAATGTTGATAACATTGTTTCTGCTCTAATTGAAGATCCGTTTATCTCAGGCAATAATTCCACCAACTCAGTTGTAGGCATTGTGAACGGTGAGTATGTACACGGTTTAGATCCTCGCACAATTTCCCAAGATCCTTCTGACTTACCCACCTCTGTTACAGTAGGTGATCAAACAGGGGTAAATGCTCAGTCCTTACTTCAAGCTCAACGTGATTTTGGTTTAGCATATGATGAAAACATTGTTGGTGTGTACGGTAAATCTAATGCATCATTTACTCGTAGTGAAACACAATCGGTTGAGGGAACTTGGACAGAAGAAAAGCTTGATTCTCGCGACTTACTAGGCGGTGTTGTTCAAATAAAAACTACTTTTGCTAACTTTTTAGACAACTGGCCTGAGTATAGCACTGCAAAATTTGTCTCAGCTAACGTAATAGAAGTAACTAACACTCTTCCATACCGCGTAGGAGATACTGTAAAGTCAGAGACTGGATCAACAACTGGCACTATATTAAATATTGAAGATGGCAGATTTTTAGTTCTTGATAATGCACTCGATGAAGGTACAGCAACTGGTAATGCTATATTTATTGTAAACTCTGATGCAGATCCAGAATCTTATATTGAAGATACATTTAAAATAGATCAGCTTGAATCTCTTTCTGACCATCTTGCAACATTTGGCTTAGTATCTTGGTTACAGTATTTTAAAACTTCAGTCCCAAAACGCAAATACTATAAAAACACTTGTCAGTGGACCTATAAAGGTGATGAGTGTCAATATCCTGGACCTAACGGTGGTGCTATTCCAGGAACCTCTCCAACTCTCAATGCTAATACGAATCCGATAGCTGCAGATAATTCTATTGCAGCTGATGAATCTGGTGATGTATGTGGTAAGTCATTACTGTCTTGTCAGTTAAGAAATAATCAAATTCATTTTGGAGGTTTCCCTGCCACAGGTCGGACAGTTCCCAAACAATAAAATTTGTATACTTCCTTGGATGCATATCTATGGTCATCTGAC